TCTGGTGAAAAATTATTTGTAGAAAATTCTAATCGATCAACTAATTTTACTGCACCTCCTGATCCGTTATCAATAGCAACAAATCCTTCAGAACCTGTCACCTTAAAACCGTTTTTGGTTCTAACAAAAGTGTCAATATTTTTTAGTTTATCAAGTTTATTTATAATAATTAATTTAGCATCTACAATTGCATTCATTAACTGATACATAAGATCGAGGTTTTTTCGATTCTCCTTTGAAAAGAATCTCATCTCGTCTTTTTGCCTTTGTAGAACAGCCAACTTTCCTCTTTCGCTCGAGCGCTTTTCATACTCTTTTTTGTATTTTTCATCAAACCAGGAAATCAAATCATTTACATGCTTTGTAGTATTTTGAATACGTTGACCTTTACGAACAAGAGTATTATTAAATGTCTCAAGTTTAGTAGCAAGAGCTGGATTATTTTCTAACTCATTAAGAGTTGTAGATTTAATTTTTTGGAAAATCTTACCAGCCTTTGAAAGTTGTTCTGTTACTTCATCAGTTTCGACTTTAGTTAAAGTTGCTGTTCCTGACATGTCTCTTGGAAGATCAGCACTTATTTGCCAAAGAGATGATTTTTTCTTAAGAGATTTAACATCTACACCATAAGATGCAGTCATAGATTCAAAAGTATCTCCTTTATAAGTGGTGTGCCATACAACACCAAGATTTGATTTAGAAATTTGTTTTGCTAAATCAGACTTGGAAGGTATTGCATATACAAGTGTATTAGGTTGAAAGGTGATGTATTTTTCCCCATCAATTGATTCAGAAGAAATGTCTCCTTTGGTGAACATAATGTCACCTTGAATAACGTCTTTAATTCCAATATTTTTAAGTTCATTAAATGCAATTACTAATTTGTCTGCGAGATCTCCTGATGTATCAGCACGTACATCTGCTTCACTTTTATAGACTTTAGGTTCTTTATTGAAGATTCCCTTTTTAGCGACAAAGAACTTACCATCAGATGGATCAGTTCCTGCAAATACAGCAGGAGCACCATCCCATTTGACAGTAACATTTGTCGAAGAGTTTGTTTTACCAGCTAGCATGTCCCTTAATGAACGAAGGGCAAGAATCGCTTCTCTTGCTCCTTTCACACCAGCATAAAGAACACGATCTTCAATGTGAGTCATGTGAGTATTTTTGCCAGCCTTTGATGCTTCTGAAATATAGTCTTTAAATGATTTAAAGGGATATTCTTCAATTGATATTACAAGATCAGATGAACCAGATTCGTAAATTCGGTGATATTCCATCTTATTAATTTCAATAACATCACCAACCTTTAATTGTTTTGGTATTTCGTTATCCATTTGTAATGACCAACCTTCACCTTCTAATATAGTTACTTTTCTATTTTGCTTATCGCGATGCCAAACAAGCTCAGAAGAATCTACACCAGCTTTAAAGGTGCGAATCTTCATACTTCCGTCTTTTGTGTCTTTATATGGATTATTCATATTACCAAAAAAAGTTTCCTCCGTTTTTAAGGCCGAGTTCTGATGCATATCGTGGAAGGTTACACGACCAATATCCTGGTTTTGTTTTATCTTTTTTTAGATGACATTTGTGTCGTGCAGCAAACGATTTTCTTGCACCATCATCATCAAAATTCACATCAAGCCCAGATGTATCACCAAACTCTACTTTTATAACATTGCCTTTATCATTCTTAACGTAAACATAAAACTTTTTGCTTCCACCTCGCTTAGGTTGATTTAAGTCAACGTCTTTTCCTTTATATTCTGCTTCACTAACGAATGGGTGATCTAAAGGAACTTCGGTTCCTTCGTAAATTCCAAAATTTCCAATGTCTGTTGATAACAAATATTCATCAAAATCACTTAGATTTAAAGACTCTTTAAGGATACGTGCATAACTAAAAAGCTTGTAATAATTTTCAGAATGAGGTCTAAAAATGTTTTCTGCTAATGGAATGTTATTTTCGTAATGAAAATCAAGTGCTTCTAATACTCTTTGGTTCATTTTATAAATTGTTTGTGTGATATCTTTTTAGTTCCTTCAAAGTTGAAGGAGAATCGACCTTACGCCTATCGTATTCCGCTTCGTTGAAATACTCTTTAAATAATTTCATTATTTTTCTTTAAGTATAATGTACGCACTTGAATCTGAGGTAGAACTACCAGCGTAATTTACAATTTGTGTAATAAATTGGTTTGCCTTTTTAGTATTTCCACTTTGCAAAAGGTTCAGAACATAAAGACCTCCTAACTTTCCGTGAACCCAAATATCAGTACCTCTTTTAATATCCGAAAGCCTTTTTACAACTTCTTCTTCGTTAATACTTTGATCATGTAAGTTAAGCATCTTAGTAAATTTACTAATTGCTTTTTTATCTCCATTTGCAATAGACTTAGCTTCTTTTTTAAGTTGACTATTTTTTGGAAGATAGTTTGACTTACCATAAATACGATTTGAAGCATCCTGCATCACACCCCAAGAAGCACCTCCTCCGCGGGCTCCCTTACCTTTAATTTCTGATTTATGTGAACCGAAGGCGCTATTTGCCCTTAAGTCAACCTGACCTCCCTGAAAAGTAATATAATTCGCCTTAGTAGTATACCATTCACCACGTTTAAGAGCCTTGATGTGCGCACCCGTAAATTTATAGTCTTCAGTTTGCGGAGGCCTCTCAACATTTTTTTCTACCGCTGTAACATTCTTAGATACTTTTTTAAGAGAAATACCAATTAGGCGTTTTTGGAGATAAAGATCAAGTATGTCATCATTAAATGATTCGACAGTTGACGTATCAAGCTCTGTTATTGAAAAACCATTTTCTATTGCCCAAATATCACCAGGATTCCATTTATCATCCATAAGAGGCCGAAAGTCATTATTTTTGAATGCATCATTTTTTGCCTTATAGACGCTATTCATAACATCGTCATCACGGTGGAATTTCATTCCCCTTTCAACAATTCCGTTTTTCACTGAATATTGTGCGATTAAATATGAGGAATTTTTCCATCCTTCATCGATCGAAAGAATTTCGGATAATTTTGTTTTTCCAACTGAAATATCACTGAAGTATTTCGAAAGAATCTTATCGGTAAAATAGTCAAGTGGCTTATCGTATCCTTCTCCAATTAAAGCAGCAATCCAAAGGCACTGAGCAGCTTCACCTATTGCAGTTTGTTTTGTTCCTCCACCGGCGCCTCCACCTCCACCAAACATGGTTGATTTTTTAAGATCCGATGTTGAATACAATTTTCCGTCTTCACCAGAAAATGTAAATGCTTTTCCATCGGTTTTAAACTTCTCAATAGAATCTAAAACTTCTTGTGGATTTCCTATAATAATAGTCCCACCCTTTGCTAATTCTAATGGATCTCTTTTCTTAGCAGCATTAGCAAGAATGTCAAGTCTAGACATCCCGGCATTTGGTCCTCCAGTAGAAGGTTTTTTTAACTCTGCAGGAGTTAAATTAGTAGCTTCGTTAAAAAATGATAAAAAAGACTGTAATTTAAGCATTTTATGTGATTAGGTTATTTCTATTTATAAACTTTTCATTCTTAGCATTTAGAATTAATCAACCATTTTCGAACAAAGCCATTGAATATACAATCCCTTTTCACGGCCATGGGCTTCAATTTCCCATGGTTGATCGTAATAATTCATTTTTGAAAGATTAATTTTTTTCCCTTGCCACTTACAAACTTTAGTGGTTGAGAAGAAATCCTTCAATTCGCCCTTAGCATATTGTTTTACGTGAACCATTTCATGAGCAACAGTCTCCATCATCGCTGTTTCATCTTGTGTTGAATCAACACGAATAGAAAACTCTCTAGGCCTATTACACGATTCATCTTCCCATATACAATCGCCTGCCAGTGATTCTTTTTCGGTAAGTCGACACACTAACTCAATATTGATTTTTAGCTTACCTTTAAGTCTAGGCATGAGTTTCTCTATGCAAAACTCTACTAGAGATTTCACGTTTTCCCTTTTGTTTTTTCCGGATCCAGTTACCTCAACCATTCTTATCTAGATAGATTCTAACAAATAAAGTACGGTCTGTAAATACTTTTTTTACAGAAAACCGCACTTTTTTTAGTTGTAATACAACTTATGGTGTTCGAGTGAACACTATTTAGATTTTAAAGGCTGAAAAATCGCTATTTCCGCATTGTGATGGAGGTGTTGTAATTTCGTCACTAGATAAGGTTTGAGCTGAATCTTCAACATCGAAAAGCCGCATTTTTGCTCGATCAATGCCGACTACAAATCTCTTATTTTGAGTAGGATCATTGTAACGATTTTTCAATTGTTTAACCATAAGTTGATTCATACCTTCAAGCTGTTCGGTTGATATCAAAGCAAGCATTAAGTCTGCTGTTGCCGGAAGACCAAATGATTCAGATGTATCTGTCAATTCAACATCCGTATTTCCAAAACCTGATCGAGTAACCTGAGTTGCTGACCAAATAGGTACGTCATTCTCAACTGCAAGACCTCTCAATTCTTCAGCAATAGCTTTGATCAATGAGTAGGTATTAACAGAGCTACCTAGCCCTTTAATTCGAGATGATGCCATAATGTTAAGATAGTCAACAAAAATGACATCAGGCTTGAAATTCTTTTTTAATCTAAGTTCGTCAAGCAATGCTCTAAAATGGCCAACATGCGCAGTAGCTGTAGGATACTCTTTTACAATAAGTTGGCCTCTAGACTTCTCTTTGAGCTTATCAACTTTGGAAGAAAAAAGTTGTTGAGGCAACGTCTCAAGTTGATCAATCGGGATATCAAGTAAATTTGCATCGATTCGCTCAGCAATCCTTTCTTCTGCCATTTCGAGAGTAACGTATAATACGTTGAGTCCAGCGGCGAGGTTGGCACTAGCAAAGTGACACATTGCGAGGCTTTTTCCCACACCTGTACCTGCAAGTATGATATTAAGAGTTTTATTTGAAACACCGCCTTTTGTAATGGTGTTGAGGAGCGATATATCAAACGGGATTTTATCTTCTTGAGCATGGTAAAAATCGTATCTTTGTTCTGAGTTTTCAAAATAATCGTGACCAACATTCGTATCAAAAGACACTTGAAGCGCCTTGGATAATATTCCGGGGATTGCACCATCTGTTAATTGTTTTTCCTTTCCATCGATGATGCTGATTGACTTGATGATAGCAAGATACACAGCTCTTTGCTTACACCATTCCTCGGTAGAGTTCAGTAGCCATTCTCTATCAACCTTCTCATGATTATTCAAATCAAGAATTAAATTGTGAATATCATTACAATTAGATTTATTTATAAAATCTGACTTTTGAAACTCAACATCTAAGGCTGCTGAACTAGGTAATTTGTTGTATTTACTTAAAAAACTTAAAATAAGCTCATAGACTGGCTTATGTTCATTCTCAAAATATTCAGTTTTGAGATGTGGTAATGTCTGACGACAGAATTCTTCATCCGTTGTCAGGTTCTTGAGGATCAGTTTTTGTAGATTTGTCATTAATTTCTTCTTCGAGCATAGAGACTAATATGTCTCCCATAAAATTTTTAAACCTTTTAGATTTTTCTAATTTAGCTTTTTTCTTACCTTTCGG